AAGAGTCCGGCAAGGCCAGTCACCATCGAGGACATCGTTACGCTGTCCATCTGGATATAGCGGTTGTCCTTCGGCGCTTGCGCTTGGTTCAGCTTCGCACGAGCAAGGCCAGGAACCGAGAGGTTCGTCATCGAAGTACCGGCAGTGCCAGCGACTTGCGGAACCAGTTTCGTTACACCGGAAAGAACGTCTGCCTCGACCGTGGAAATCAGCCTTGCAACGGCAGGCTCGATCTTGCGCTTCGAGAAGTCATCGATGTCGGTGTAGAGTTCCGCAGAGTTGAATCGCATCGCAACGTGCTTCTGCGTAGCCAGCGTCATCGTGACGCTCGTTTCCACGGAATCCTGCACTTGGATTACGCGGCCATCGGTCACTTCGTATTCGTCAGGCAGCCGGATGCGCAGTGCGCTTCCGATCTTCGCTCCCTGCCGTCCGTAGGATTCATCGAACTGCATGTTGATCGTGCCGAGGAACGAGGCTTTTTCATGCGCGATGCGCAGAACCTCGTTCGTGATCATGTCGATCGTAAGGTTGGTATTGCTCATGCCAAACTCCTTTGCCGAGGCGCGGAGCATCCCATCGCGGGAGCCGCTGTTAAATCACGGAACTTCGCTCGACCCGTTTCCGCAGCGTTTTACGCTGCACCGGAGGTCGTCCGTGGCGCGGGGCCTAATCCGCGCTCAACTACTTTCTGTCAGGCGTTGCGCCTGACTCGGCAAAGGTACTACTGGAAATGCTTATACGCCCTTTTCAGGCGACTAGCAATTACCGCCTGCCAAGCTGCTTGTTCCTGATCTTCACGAACTCCTTGTAGTTCATCCCGTCCTTGATCTCCCCGACATCGGCAACCTTGCCGCCAGAGAGCGGCACGATGGGCGCAGGGGCCTTGGATACCTCTTTGGGCTTTGCTGGCGCGGAAGCCAGTTTTTCCTCCAGCCTGCCAATCTCCCTGATCTGAGCAGTTGGCGATAACTGCATGATTCTTTGGGCTTCTTTCGGATTGCTGCCGAGGTAATGGGCGATGTCCGGGCCGTTTTCAGCCTCGAATACAGCCCACATTGCCGCTGAATTGGGCTTGATGTCGCCTACCTTCTCGTCCCAATCCGGGTACTTGTCCTCGGCCTTGGCTACCCTTTCCTCCCAACTAGCGATCAGCCTGTCTTGGTACGCCTTCTGCTGCTCAATGCGCTGCTTGGCGGCTGATTCCTTGGTCGTGCGCTCGACCTCGTACTTGGCTTTCGCCTCAGCGTATTTCTCCGGATCAAAGCCGTACTGCTCAAGGGTAGGAGCGCCAGGGTCTTGCTGCGCCTGCTGCTGAGGACGTATCTCGGATAGCTGCTTTTCAAGGAAGTCAGCGCGGGCCTTTTCCTCCGCCGCCTTTCGGTAGGCTTTATCCAGCCTGCGCTCGTAGCGGCGCTTGCCGTGCTTTTCCTCCTGATCCTCGGCAGGCTTCGCCTCCTCCTTCGGCTTTTCCTCTACCGGCGCTGCTGGCTTGGCATCCGTTGGCGTAGCGTCTTGCTGCTGTGCAACATCGGCGGGAGGGGGAGTTGACTTTACGTTTGCGACCGGGAACGGCTTGACTGGCTCGACAGCCTGAATCTCCAGTTGTTCGGGCATTAGTTCCTCACAACGCGGAAAGCGATGTCGAATCCGATTGTGCCCACGCTCGCAACCGTGCCTTGGACTACGCTGATGCCTGAGTTTGCGTTGACCATGAGCGGGGGCGCATCCATCATTCCGCGCCGCACAAGGTCATGCCGGAAGTATGGGCCTGCGTTCAGTTCCTCAGTAAGCACGCTTTCCCACGCGATTAGCGCACCAGCAGTAGCGCCGCCAGAAGGGGTAAGCCTTGCAGTGACTCCAGCAGGCATTACGGATGATCCCTGTCCCAACGGGCTGATCGTAGATGCGGTCGGGTCTGTTCCGTTGAAGGTGGCAGCAGTTCCGCCGGTTCCGATTGCGGTTGTGCGTTGCAGGAACAGGTCAACAGAAACAAGACCAGTGACCGCCACCGCGCAAGATACCACCGGGATTAACCACATGACGGCGAGTTTCACGCCGCTACCGCTTGCGTTGAAAAGGTCGAAGTAGATCAGGTTCGCTCCTGGTGTCTGCTTCACAACGAACAGCTTGTAGGTCTGCGATGAATCTAACTGCGCGGTCATGTCCATGACTACTCCTTGGTGTTGGTAGGCTTATACGCCTATGAATCGAACCTGACAACTTACGTGCCTCATAGCCTGTTCAGCCCATCGGTCAGGGCTTCTATCTTCCATCTTTCCAGTCCTGGGTAGTTACCTACGAAAAGCCCGTATTGGTGCAGGTACTCAGCCTGCGGGAATTCCTTGTGGAAGTCGTTCCCCCACAGAGCCTTGGCATAGGGCTGGCGTAGCTGGTTGCCGCCCCCTACCGTGCCGCGCCTGATTTCCACGCCGGAATGCTCAAGGTAAGCCACCACGCGCTGCATGAGGCGCTCATCCGGTTCCGCCAGCACCAAGGGAAGCGCAAAGCTGCAAGAGCCTTCGGTGCGGTATTCGGTGCGATAGCGCGTCGGATCAAGCCTGCACAGGAAATGCAGCAGGTTGAACGTCCTAGCCTTATTGTTTGCATCTACGCGCTTGAGTTGCGACCTGCCGATGACCGCGTTCAACTCAGTTGAGCGCACGTTGTAGGCAGGGAAGGCGAACGTGAACTCTGGATACAGGTCTGGATACAGTTTGGCGATTTTTTCCTTCGCTACGCCATCGGTCATTTCCCGCGTCAGGCCATGCGACCTTAGCATCCTGAGAGTTTGGTAGAAATTGGCATCATCGGTGCATACCATGCCGCCCTCAATGGTGGACATGTGATGCCCGTAGTAGAAGCTGAAATTGCTGGCGAGGCCGAAGGTTCCTAGTTTCCTGCTGCCTCTGGTCGCCCCCATCGCCTCGCAGCAGTCCTCGACAAGAGGGGTATGCACTCCAGCATCAAACCCTAGGGCGTGCGTAACAAACTTGCACTTGGCATCGCTTGCAGACATTCCGAGGGTGCGCGGATCAACGTCCACGAAGATAGGCGTATGCCCTGCGTGCAGCACTGAGGCAATGTCTGAAATCCACGTCAGGCACGGCACGGCAATTTCAAGTTCGCCATGCAAATCGTGCAGCGCAGCCATCGTAATCAGGTTGGCGCTCGCCCCTGAATTGACGAAAACCGCGTGCTTAACTCCAAGCCACGCAGCGAATTCTTCCTCGAAAGCCGCGACCTGCTTGGATTGCGTGAGCCGTGGCATAGGCTCCGTTCCGAGGAAGTCCACGATGGCAGCAGTATCCTTCCTCGTGACACCTTCACGCATCAGCGGCCAGTCAAGGTTCACAGTTTCGCGCTTCACGGCACGTTCCCGTAGCGATTATTCGACAGTCCGCGATAGCCCATGAGCAGTTCGCGGATTCCGTCCTCAAGCGTCACCTTTGGCGCGTACCCTGTCGCCCTGATCTTCGCATCGGACACGATGTAGTCGCGCTGGTCGAAGTCAGTCTTGAAATCCGCTTCTGTGAAGTAGAACGGCTGCTGCCTGGTGATCGCCTCGCACAACTCAATCTTAGTCACGCTGACCGCGCCCACGTTGTAGATGTTTCCTAGCATAGATGGCGTGTTGATGGCGTGCAGGAAGGCTCTCGCAACGTCCGTAACGTGGATGCTCGTGCGCTTGTATTTCCCCTCGAATATCACGAGCGCCCTATCCCGCAGAGCGCGGAACGTAAAGTCATTGATGAGCAGGTCAAGCCTCATACGCGGCGACATCCCAAAGACGGTCGCCAAGCGAAGGCTGATCGAATTGTCACGATCCATGAGGCAATGCTCGACCTGTACCTTGTGCTTGCCGTAGGTTGAGAGCGGCGCTACTGGCGTTTCCTCCGTGCAGACATCGGCGTTCTTCCCATATACGCTCTCCGTGGTCGGCATGACGACCAACTGGCTATGCGACAGGGAATCCAGCAGAAGCAACTGCGCGTTCAGGTTCAGTTGCTCCGCAGCTATCGGGTACGCATCGCAGATCGGCGCACCGACCAATGCGGCAAGAGGAATCACGCAATCCGCAGATTTAAGGTGCGGGATTACCTTGTCGATGTCCCGCACGTCCATACGATGCAGGCTCAGGCGCGGATTCAGGAATGACGATGCAAGCGAGTTCTCGCCATACATAAAGTGATCGAGTACGACTACTTCATGCCCTGCGTCCAGAAGCATCGGCACAAGGATGCTTCCGATGTAACCAGCACCGCCGGTGACGGTTATGCGCATTTGACGCGCCTATCCATGTATTCTTCTGCGGTCATTCCTTCTCCCATTCTCATGTTGGCTTCGTGTTCTTCTTCCGGTAGCGCAGGTTCCATGCACTCGATTCCTCTGTCCCATCGCGCCATCTTCGGTTCGTAGGCGCAGAAGTCGTCATGCACAACGTCAACCAGTACCGGTCCTGAGTAGTTCAATGCGCTCTCTACCACGTAGTCGAACCGTTCCCACTCTCCTAGCGACATCGACTTGATGCCGTAGGCTTTGGCAATGGCGCAGAAGTTAGGCGCGGAATATCCATCAGGCCCACAGGCAAGCTCCGCCTTCTTGTTCACGCGCTGGTAAGACTTCGTATTTCCGAGGCAGCGGTTATTGATGACGAAAATCTTCACTGGCACTTCGTACTGGACAATTGTTTGTAGCTCTTGGAGATTGAGTTGCATCCCGCCATCCCCGATCAGGCAGACGATGGGCCGCGACTTGTCAGCGAACCAAGCCCCTATTGCTCCGCACATGGCGAATCCCATCGGAGTATTGCCGTTGGAAGTGAAGTACCGCTGCCCCCACTTAGTCTTGAAGGCGTGCGCGAACATGATGACGTTGCCGCCAGTGTCTGCGGTAATCAGAGCGTTCTCAGGCATGACCTGAGATAGCTTGCGCATGAACCCGTAGTGGTGGAAGTCGCCTACCAGATGCTCTGCCTTGACCGGATCGTAGCGTTCGCACCAGTCCTTGCACTTGAGTAGCCAGTTGGTGAAGTCCTTGTGCGGCGTGACACGCTCGGCAAGCTCACGCATGAACACGCCAGCATCGGACAGCACGTTGACTTGCGCTGGCTGCGGCTGGTTCAGTGGATCGAGCAGCGACTCATCAATATCGACGTAGTATCTTTTTGCTCGTCGTGCAAACGTTTCAGGCAATCCCCCGGTAATTCTCCCGGATATGCGTGAGCCGATAGCAAGCAGGAGATCGCTATTTTGCAATCCATAATTTCTGCCAGGACCGCCATAAGTGCCGATTCGTCCACCGTATGTGAGGAGGTCGGACGTTGCGACATCGAGAGCATTCCACGTTGGGAACGCAGGAATTTGTAAGGCTTTGGAGAGTGCGATGAACTCCGCTTTGTAATTGGCACAGCCGCCTCCTATCAACAAGACTGGACGCTCTGCGCGTTCCAAGTCGGCAAGGTACTGGTCTATTGCCTTCATAGCGTAGCCCTCTGCACGTCCACTGGCAAATCGAGCAGCACAGGGCCGGGTCGTCCGGTTCCGGCAGCAATGAGCGCACGGTTAAGGTGAAAATGAACCTGCGACGGGTCTTTCACGGTCACGGCGTACTTGGTGATCGGCTTGACTATCTCGACGATGGGAGTCTCTTGGAAGCCTAGCTGCCGCAGCGCAGAGCCTTCGGGCCGCATGAACTTCGTAGAAACTTGCCCAGTGATGAACACGCACGGCACGCTGTCGTACCAGCAGTTCTGGATCGGCGTGACAAGGTTCCCGCCACCCGGCCCTGACGTGACCACGGCGATGCCGATGCGTCCTGTTGCCTTTGCATAGCCCTCAGCCATGAAGCCAGCAGCCTGTTCGTGCTGCGCGACCACGTAATTCATCCTTCCTGGCATCGCGTCCACAAGGTCTGCCATCGCTCCCCCGTAGAGGATGAAACACGTATCGCTGATCTCTGCCAGCCTGCCGATGACGTACTCAGCGACGTTCATTGAGGAACCAATCGTAGGTTGCCGCAAGACCATCGCGCATCATCACCTTCGGCTTCCAGCCAAGCACGGTGCGCGCCTTGGTCGTGTCCACGCGGCGCACTGGAATGGCGAGCGGCTTTGAAGGGTCATACTCAAGCCTTGGCGTGAACGCTGCGTGCCTGCAAAGCGCGTAGACAATCTCAAGCACGGACATTTCATCGCCGCTGCCTACGTTGTACGCTCCAACCGGGCCTTGCGCGGCAAGCACCATCGCCTCAACCAGATCGTCGATGTAGATGCCATCGCGCACCTGTTTTCCGTCGCCCCATATCACGATAGGGTCTTGGCGCTCGGCAACCTTCCTGACGGTCGCCTCTATGACATGGGAATGATTGGGAGAAAAGTCGTTGCCTGGTCCGTAGACGTTTGAGGGACGGACGAACGAAATTTCCAGTCCCTTTGACTTGGTGAACATCTGCGCTAGGCGATAGATGAACCTGTGCGCGTTGCCGGGGATGACGTAGGCCGGATGAAGCTCGACTTGCAGGTAGTCGTCCTCGACCATTGGCGAAGCCGAGTCTGGATAGCCTGTGGTAGAGCCTACGCAGACCACGCGGCGCACGCCTGCCTTGGCGCACGCCTCGAACACGTTCATGTGCATACGGACATTGGGCAGCACGAACGAGAGCGGGTCATCGGTCATGCGCCCCACTCCGCCAGTCTCGCCAGCGCACATATACACCGTGTCAGCATAGGGTAGCGTGCAGCCTGCTTCCAAGTCCTGATCCTGGCGAGTAAGGCCAATCCCGCCTACCCTCTTATGCACTGCGCCGCCGATGAAACCTTTGCTGCCGAGTACGATGGTAGTCATTTTCTCACTTATAGGGTGCTGACCATGATGAGCAACCGGATGGCATTTTCTTCCTGCAATGCCATGATCCGCCTGCCAATCTCGGCGTCGATCATCCTCTGGCGCTGGTCGTTCAGCAGTTCAAGGTAATGGCTCTGGTACTCGATTCCTGCGAGTTTCAGTTCTCCGGCAAGTTCTTCCAGCCTTTGCTGCTCATCAAGTCGCAAGTCCTGCGTCTGCCGTTCCGCAACCGCGTCGATGATGCTTTGCGCCTGCGGAGGGATGACACCGAACTTCTCTCTTGAGCGCCGTATGTCATCAGGATCGCGCCTGCGGCCATAGTCGAAATAGCCGCCTGTCGTAGTGGTGGTGGTTGGCGTGTTAGCGCCAAAGAACCCTCCGCCAAAGAATTCCCCGCCGAAGAAATTTCCGCTTGCCACTTAGTCAGCCGGAGTAGCTGCCTTCAGTTTATCGAGTTCAGCCTGCAAATTTCCAATCTGATACGTAAGAATTCGATTCTCTACGGTCAATTCACCGATGATGGATAGAAGCTCAGGCAAACTTACTGCCTTCTTATCGCTCATGTGAAATCCGATTGCGGGGGAACGACCGCAGCGAGCGCGGCTTTGTTCGCTTCTGCTCCCATGATGTCGATGATGACTTGCTTGCACATCACGCGAATGAAGGCGTTGCACTCTGCGGTAGTCGCATCACGCCGCACGCCGCTCGCGTCCCTGAGTTGCTTGATGACCCCTACGCAGTAGGCGAAGTTCTGGCCTACCTGCGCGGAGTAGTTGATGGTGGTAGATGGCATTCGCGTCCCTTTCTAATATCCGAGGCACATGATTTGCAGCACGTCGCTTGCTGTCCACGCAAGGGCTGCACCAGTGCTGATCGTCTGGTTCTGCACCGTGATGCTCGTGGTAGTTGTCGCCGTGATGACCGTGCGCTGGTCGCCACGGTTCGCGGCAACTGCGGTGATGTTCTCCACTTTCGCCGCCCAACCGTTTTTCGCGGCAGGCATGGTCAGGACTCCGCCAGTTGCCGTGCCGCCAGTCCCTACATTGACCGTGAATGCTGCCGTTCCGTTGCTCGCAACAATGCTCGGATTCGTCCCGAAACCAGAGGCGATGGTAGGCGGTACGTTGTCCATGAACGTGCTTGCCCCAATCCCGAACGGGTTGAGGTACACAGCCCCCGCATTTGAGACTCCAAGGCCGTACCCGCCGTTAGGGCGCAGGTTGATCGACCCCGACCCGTTACTGTCGATGAATATGCTGGCTCCGCCCGTTATGGTGGAAAAGCCACCCGTAATGGTCAGGTTTCCGCCGAGCGTTCCGTTGCCGCTCTTGTCCACCTTGAAAAGAGTTGTCGCGCCAGCAGCACCACCAAGGACATTGATCGGCAGGAATCCAGCCGCGCTGGTTCCGTCCGTGAAAATGATCTCGACGCCCTTAGTGATGGACGAGTCGTTGTTCGTCCTCGTGATCGACAGCGCAGCAACGTCCGTGGTCGCCGTGCCTGCGGCCATGACAAGACCCTGGCCTGTGGCTGCGCCGAAGGTAAGGTTGGCAGAATCGCTGAGAACTCCACTAGCCCCAACCAGCACCAAGCGGTACTGCGTGAGGCCGGAGAGCGTAAGGCCAGTGAAGGTTGGAGATAGACCGCTTACTGTGGAAGTAAGCGCCTTGGAACTATCGGTTGCAACAAGTCTGGATGCAGTCAGCCCTGAGAGCGTCAGCCCTGCAAAGGTAGGCGAATCCGCGTTCAGCAGCCCGGTGATCGTGTGGTTCTTGTCCCAATTCGTCGCGCCTGTGGCGCTGAACGTGCCGTCTGCTGCGTCTGCATGGACTACGGTAGGGTCAGCCATTACTGCAATCTCGTAGCTACGTCAGCACCGACGATATTTCCTCCGCCGTCCTTCCTCACGTTGCCGATGAGGACGGAACGTGCGGGCGGGTTCTGTAGCACGGCGAGCGTCTGCTCCTGCAATGCAAGAGCCTGCTTTTGCAGGTTGGCAAGCTCGCCAATCGCGCCAGCTACCGCCTGCGTCATCGCCTGCATCCCCTCGACCACCTGCGGGAGCATGGCTACGTCACGGTAGTTCGGGTCTGCGGCTAGTTTCTGATCCCTCTCGAAGGCTATTTTTTCCTTGGCAAGTCCGTGTTCGGCTTCAGCGATTTCGCGCTCCAACCTCGCCTTCTCAAGTGCGGCCGAACGCTCAAGCGCGATTTTCTTGTCCTGAACCTCTTTTTCAAGCTCCAGTGCTGCCAGTGCTTCCTCGCGCTGCACATTAATCTTCGCAAGCGCGGAGGCTTCGCCTGACTTCAATTTCATGTTCTCCTGCGCGAGTTCCTGTCCCTTCTCGTTCATCATCTGCATCTGCTGCGTCATCTGCATGATCTTTGCCTGCGCTTTTGGCGGAACCGGAGGTTCGTCCTCATCGTCGCCTTGCAACTGCTGCGGCAGCGCACGCTTAAGACGCTCTGAGATTTCGTCAGCGATGGGCGAGTCAATCTGCTTGAAAAGCAGGTCACCTATCAGGGGAGTCAGTTGCGGGTTGCCCTTCATCGCCTCTTGCATGATGGCAACGGATTCCATGCGCTTCGTAGTGAAGCTCGGCCCCACAGTCACGGTGACATCGTAGGTGCCGACGCCAAGGTTGTAAATGCGCTTTACCTTGCCTTCCTGGGTCGGAATCTCGCGCATGGACTGCTTCTGGTTCGGGTCGATCTGGATGCGCTTGGCTTTGCCGTCAGGACCGAGGATGCGGATAACCTGCTCCACGTCCTTGATCTTCGGGATCAGGTCAATCATGATCCTGCCGCCGTGTCGGATGGAGAGCGCAAGGTTGTCTGGAAAGTTGAAGGTCGCCGTGTCCGACTGCATTTGCAGGCTTCGGATTGCGATGCCGGACTGGTCGGATTGCGTATCGCCAACGGAAGCCTTGAACATCCCTAGGGATGTCTGGATGTCATGCTCGATGGTGAGCAACTGGTGAATCATCGCCTGCTCCATCGGCGCTGGCATGACGCGCTCCGGCGGCGGGACGGCGTTGCCGCTCACGTCGATGGGCTTATATTGCACTACCGACAGCCGCGAACGGTTGATTTCCTTCCATTCCTGCTCGCGCCCTGCAATCTGTCCTTCGGCTGCGATGTAAGGTGTAGCCGGAGACTGCATGATGCGCTCAGTGACAGTTGAGGCGAAGTAGTTATACATCCGAGCCGAGTCAATGGCTGGGCGAATGAGGCCCCATGTCAGTTTCTTGCCATCGACCATTTTCTGATGGCCGACCACCTTGACGATTGGGATGTATTTTCCTGCCCAATCGCGCTTATCGAGGATTTCCGTTGCGGTCAGCTTGCACCACTTGACACTGCGCTTGAATGACTCCCTGCTATCCATGACGGTCGGGACAATCGGAACGCCAAAATCGTCCATGTTTGCCTTGGCGACCATTTCCGCGTACTCATCCTCGAATACGTCAGTGCCATCGGATAGGTAGAGCAGTTTGGCAGGGGTGTCTTTGAAGTAGAAGTATTCGGCTTTCCTGACCGATTCCTCGCCCACCCAAAATGGACTAGAGGTGTCTCCGTCCAGCGTCCCGGTTGGGTCTTTCGCGCCTGGATGCTCGCGTCGGAAGGTGGCAAGCGGCACATCTTCCAGAACGAACCCATACTCCGCGTCAGAGCCATCCGGCATCAGGTGCGGGCCGAGGTAGACGCTAAAACCATCGAAAATCGGCTTGACATAGATTTCCTGATTGCGGCTTTTCTGGTCTACGTAGTCGGTCGTGAACCGGAAGTAGCCTGCGCCTGCGTCAATGGCCCATTCAGCGGCGGCTTGGTAGGCGATGTCGGCGGAGGAAATGTCCTCTATATGGCGCGTGATGCCTTGGAAGATGTCTGCTGTCTCGACATCGGCTCCGCTATCGACGGGGCGCACCTTGACGGCGGGGCGGTTCTTTCGGATGTCGTTCAAAATCTGCATCCGGTACTGGCCTAGCTTGTCGATGGTGAGGCAGGGTCTAGCGCCGTTGACATCGCCCTCGCGCTGCGCCCTCACCTTCTGATCCCACTGCTCAAGGGCGACGAACCGGATGTCTACCTTGGCTTTAGCGCGTTCCTCTGATTCGCGTGAGATTGCGTCTGCGAGGCGCGTATGGGCTTCATCGAGTATTGCCTTGTCCTCTGCTGAAACACTGGTATCTGCGGGTTGCGCTTGTCGGGACGGTTTTTTCTTGGCCATGATGTCTTTGTTGGTTCCTAGGACATCCACGCAACGTTAGGGTTTTGCTCTTTGCGAGGTGGCGGGATGTATTGCGGTTTTTCCTGCTGCGGCCAGATCAGCTTCAAATCAGGCTCCGCTATACGTGCCAGAGCGTCCAAAAGGTCGTCATGCAAACCTACCGGGAATGCCAAATACTCCTCTTCTATGAACGCCTGCACTAGATCAACCGGAACCTTTTGCCAGTCCGTGACGAAGCATGTCTCCGGCAACCATATACGCCCTTGTTCGAACATTGGCAACAGGCGCTTGATCCGGTCTGCCTTGGACGTGACCCCTGCGACCTCGGTAATCGTAAACCTGTAGTTCTCGGTTTCCATCCTTGCCTGATAATGCTCTATGTCGCTCATGAGGCCATAGCGTTCGTACCTGACCTGCTTTGGCTTGTAGGTTCGGTGGGCCTCGAAAAGCCTGTCGCCGCGCTCCTTGAGGTTCAACCTGTCCCGGCATACCGGAACGCAGTAGTAGTTCCCGTCCACACCAAGACCTACCGCCCACATCGCCGTGTAGTCCGAGCCGCGCTTTTTGCTCGATGCCGCATCGCAGCACAGATACCAGTTCAGGCGCTCGGGGATGATGCGCTTGTATTTTCGCAGCCACTCACGCCGGAAGCCCTGCATGGCGTCGGCCTTAGGATTGAGGAGTATTTGCGCGGCGTAGGTATATGGCCCCATGTCGCGGCGCTTCTGCTCGTGCATGGATTCGGACCAGAACACGCTCTTTCCGTCCTCGGTAGCGCCCTTCCTGCCCGGATGCTCGCGCAGTTTGAGCGTGCCGCGATCAGAAACAGTCTTGTAGGCATCGTTGAAGTGCCACCTTGTCCCTACGCCTCTTTTAACCCCAGGTGTGGTGCCGAGGTTATAGCTGCGCTCCATTTCGGTCATCACCTTGGCGATCATTTCGGGAGTTGTAACACTCCCTGCAACCACCACGTCATCGTAGAGCAGCACGCGAAAGTGTTTCGAGGTCGGCTGTCCGTCAACCAACCCCCACGCCTCAACCGTCGCCTCGTTCGGATTGCTTTTGCGGTTTACGATGATGCCATCGTCCTCGGACCATTTAGGTGCCTGCCTCACGTCCTCGCCCCACAAAATGTCAGGAAAAGCCGCGTGCAGGATTTTGTTCGACTCCAGTTCCCGCATGATCTGCCTGAGGAACGCCTTCGCTATCGGCCTCGTATGCGAGAAAATCCCTATCGTCACTTCCGGGTCGCACAGGATGTTCTGGATCGTCTTGCCGAACGTGATAACGCTGGACTTGAAGTGTTCCCGTCCCCACAGGTCCAAGTGCCCATCCGGGGATGCCTCGACCTCCCGACACCGCTCGAATGCGAACTGGTTCGCAACGAAATCCTTGCCTTCAGCCTTGGGCAGCATATCGACCCGCCCGCATACCCGCACCAGCAGGTAATACAAATCCGCCCGGCAGAGCATCCTAACCACCGAATTGACCGCGCCCTGCTTCCTGCCCAACTCCTCCGCCGCGTCCCAATACGCAACCGCCTTCTCAAAGGGCAGCGCACGCAGCCTCGCGGCTTCCTCTGGCGGCAGGTCAGCCATCAAATCTCATCCACAGTCTCAATCTGCTCCGGCCCCTGCTCCGCCACCACCCGCTCCCTACTAGCACCAGCAGCACCGGCAGCCCCAGCCAACCTCAGCAGCTCAACCATCCCCGCCAGCAGCGCACCCTCCTCCACCACCTTCACCTCCCTCTCCACCTTCATCCTCGGCCCATACACCTCCGGGTACGCCTTCTCCGCAAACCGAAAATTCGTGTCCACCTGCAACTTAGCCTCCCCACTCCCAGCCGCAATCTCCAGCGCCTCCCCTACCAACATCTCGCTCTTGTACCGCTTCGCCTCCTCATACGCAGCCTTCCTATCCCCATCACCCTTTAACCACCGCCACAACTCACTCTCAGCCCACCCCCTACTTATCGCCATTTCCTTTACCGCAACCGGACCCCTGCTCGACACCCCTGCAAGCAACTCCCCAAGCAACCCCTCCACATCACTCCCGTCAATCTCTGCCCTCGTTGCCCTCGCCAGTGCGCCCATGCAGCACGCTTATACGCTAAAAAATTTTCGCGCGCAAAACAGAACCCAACATAGGGGGGCAAAACATGCGAAAGGTATCGGTACGGGCACCCACTCGCAAAGGGGGGCGTGTCTCGGCGTTCCGAGGTCTACCCCCCCTCCGGCCGCCTGCCTGCCACGGTCCTGGCGTGCGCGTGCTTAGGCCCACGCCTGCCCATGCCTAGCGCAGTGTTGCGGTCGGGAGACAGGCTAGCTGGATGCGTGAGTTTACATAATCACATACTGCGCAATGCTTGACCCGGCAGCGCAGGTATCGGCCTGCAATACGTTGCCAGCACGCAACACTAAGCCTACGTTAGCGAACACTCTCATGCAAACCGTCCCAACCGTCCCATAATAACCATGTTGGGAGTGAGGACAGGGACGATGGGACGTTTAGGGACCTTTGAAAGTATCAAGCACTACGCGCGATGTGCGCGCACGGGATGTTACCGCAAATGGTCCCTAATGGTCCCAAGGTCCCTAATTTGTGCTGGATCGTCCCTAAAGGCTGATGGTCCCTTGGTTATAAGGCCGAGGCGAATGCTGCGATTTAGTTATAAGGCGGGCTGTAGGTGTTGCTGGCTCGCCACGGATTTGCTTATGTGCTGATAGAAACATTTGATAGCGTTGCACGCGTAATGCCTCTTGACATATGCGTAGGCGGGGATTACATTGCTATCACGCGCTCAGTGGAGCGCATAACAGCAACGGGAGCAGACAATGACATTTCAAGAGGCGCTGGAAGTTTTCAACAACGCGAAAGAAACGGCTTGGGACAAGGCCGCGTTCCCGACGATGAGCGACGAGCAACTAGAAGCCGCTCGCAAGGGCTTCCACGCAGGCATCTACCAAGCCGCTCTGGCCTTCAGCAACCGCACCGCCTAATCCTCCCTCATGCCTTCGGGCATGGGAGAGCGTTAGCCTAGCCTGCGGGTTGCAGGTGCATAACAGGGGATAGCAAACATGGCTAAAGAGTTTGTCGGATACACGAAAGCGCCAAGCGGCAAGCATTACCTCATCGGCGTCGGGACGCTGGACTGGCTTTCCGCTCGCCTGCATTCCATCGAAGGCGGGGAACTGGTGTACCGCGACGTGACACCGGACGATCAAGAAGCGCCCTACTACCACGAGCGCGACCTTTCCGGCGCGGAAGAGCGGGGAGACAAATGACCGCCACGCCGAAGCCTGCAACGCCGTTGCCTTGGATACAAAACAAGCGCACAGAGGTTATAGCCGCCTCAGACTTTCGCACAGTGGCGAACTGTGTCCACGTACTGCACGCTGAGGATGACGCCGCCTACATCGTCGCCGCCTGCAACGCCTACCCGCGCCTGCTTGCCGAGCGCGCCGAGCTGGTCGCGGCGCTGTGGGAAAGTCCGCCGTCCTCGGAATGCGTGAGCGCGGCGGTCGCACCGTCGCCATGCCTGTCGAGGACGTTAATACGGCCAACCTGCACCGCGCGATCCACACGCACATCGAACCGGGCAGCATGATCCACAGCGACGAACACGCGGGCTACCGCGGCCTTGGCGGGCTGTTCTTCGGGCGCGAGACCGTGAACCACAGCGCTGGCGAGTACGTCCGGGATGGCGTACACACGAACAGCATCGAATCCGTGTGGGCGGTCCTCAAGCGCGGGCTGCACGGCGTCTACCACCACGCCAGCGACAAGCACCTTGCGCGCTACGTCAACGAGTTCACCTTCCGGCTGAACGAGGGCAACGTGAAGCGCCATACCTTCCAGCGCCTCAACAGCCTGATCGCTGCCACGGCCAAGCGCCGCATCACCTACAAGGAACTGACCGCATGAACAACTGCCCGCTTTGCGGAGGAACCGGCTGGTTGGCCGGTGCGCAGGAATGGACGCCCGAGAGGATGAGTAAGGGGACGCCGTATAAATCGGTGCGCTGCGATTGCCAAGAATGCGAACTCCCAGAATGCCAGCATCGTGTGTGCGTCTGCGGTCACGCCGAATGTGGTCACGCTGACGAAAACGTGCAGCCGAACTGCTCTGACTGTCAATGCGACGGCTTTCGGGAGCAATCATGAAGCCGCCCAAGGAACTGGACCGGATCGTGGACAAGGTGCTGGCGTACAAGGTGCCCGCTCGTAGCCCGAAGGCGAAGAAGCGCCAGCGCAAACGCCGGAAGGTTCAGAGGGAGTCATGTATATAAATCCCTTTCCATTACTCTGGAGCTGACACCATGAAAACCACTACAAAGCACTGGTCTACCAAACTGCCAGCTACCGCCTGCTCTGAGGCCGTGGGATGGGCGCGCGAGCAACCCTCAGCCGCCGCCGCATGGCGCACCTGCAAGCGCGGCGACTGGATGCTCTGGCTTATCACGCAAAAGCTGGAAGATGATCCTGCCTGCGCATCAAGGCGCAAGCTCGCTCTCTGCGTTGCCGAGATTGGCCGCGAGTCGCTGCAATACGCGGGCGAGTACCGCGCTACGCTCTCCACCGCGTTTGATGCCGTGGAAGCGTGGGGGAATGACGGGGGGTCTCTGGAACAGTTGAACGCGGCGAGGAGCGCGGCGTGGAGCGCGGCGGAGAGCGCGGCGAGCGCGGCGTGGAGCGCGGCGGAGAGCGCGGAGAGCGCGGCGTGGAGCGCGGCGGAGAGCGCGGAGAGCGCGGCGAGCGCGGCGAGGAGCGCGGCGGCGAGCGCGGCGAGCGCGGCGAGCGCGGCGAGCGCGGCGAGGAGCGCGGCGGCGAGCGCGGCGGAGAGCGCGGCGAGCGCGGCGAGCGCGGAGAGCGCGGCGAGGAGCGCGTCCCTTGAAAAGCAAGCAGACATTATCCGTAAGCACTATCCGAAACCGCCGAGGTTGAGATGAATAACGCACAAGACCCACTCACCGCAGCCCTAGCCCTCATCGGCACGCCACGCGAGCCTGCGCCGTATTCGGTGCAGGCCGCAGCCGATGCCACGCGCCCGGACGGAACATCGGTCGCCGCATGGCGCATCAAGGTATTTCGCGCCCATCGCAAGCGCACGCAGGCGACGAAGCCGGAGAGCATTTGACTACCAGGCGCATCTACGTCTACACGCTGGCTATCGAGCTATCCGGCGAGCGCACGGACGACGATGCGCCTGAGCGCATTGCACGCGAGTTGATGGCAGCGATCCCTGCGCAACTGGACGGGGCTACGCTGCTGGCAGCAGAGGCTACTTATCGGCGCCGTATCGTGGCACAACAGCGTCCGCGAGGCGTAGGCCGAGGATCACTTTAACGCCTGACTTCATCACTTGGTAGCCGCGCTCTTTCAGCTTGGTGGTAAAGTTCTTCTGCGATAGCACGTACTCCCCTGCACCCTCAGCCCATGAGCGGTAGTTAGCGTATAGGTCGCTGGACTTAGCGCGTGCGTTCTGGTCTACCACTGCGTTCGCTTCGATCCATTCGGCTATCACGTCCTCGCCTTCGAGGTAGTTTTCCACCGCTTCCATTACCTGCTCTGGCTTGCCTAGCCCCGCATCGCGCCACGCGAGGAACCCATCCATGCACCATTGCAGGATTTGCGGGTACTCGGTGCGCAGCTTCGCATCGAGATCACGGTCCATATCTTCCTCTGCGACCGGATTGGCGAATTCCAAGATATGCAGGCGGCGGCGCATCGCTTCGTCTACGTTGCGCAGGCCTGGTATATGGTTCGCGGCCATGAGAATCTTGCCTAACTGGAATTCGAAGCTATTTTCCCGCAGCATCCTCGCCCGCACAATGTCGCGCCCTGTTAGCTGCTTGATGCGTGCTTCACTCCATCGCTTATTCGAGTCTGTCTCGCTTGCGACGATCATGCGGGCACCTGCAAGGCTCGCCAATTCCTCGCTATGTCGCTCCATGCGAGATTCCGTGAATACGTCCATGCTCGCCGTGACCGCATAGGTTCCCATCATTTCGCGTAGCGCCGATATGAACTTGCTCTTACCGCGCCGCGCAGGGCCAAAGCAAAAAAGCAGTGCTTCCTCGCTATTGTCCCCGGACAGGAAATACCCGCACCAGCGTTGCATGTAGGCGATCAGGCTATCGTCGCCCTTGCAAATGTGCTGGATGAACTTGAGCCATTGCACTGGCTCGCCACGCTCAGGGGCGACCGCTGTCTGTCGCGTGATGTAATGCTCTCTTTCAGCCGCGATCACCTTGCCAAGCTTCAGGTCTACCACGCCACCTGGCACGCCAAGCAAGTAGGGGTCAGCGTTGAACTGTGATTCCTCTGCCGATATGCGCCTGTCGGATGACGTGTTATCGCGCATGTTCCACCAAAACCGCTTGGAACCGATCTTGCGCCTGCCCTCCGGGGTCAGGCTTGCGGCATCCGGCCACGATAGCGCCGTGCGGCAGAACTCTATCGAGCGCCGGTCAACCTCTTTTTTGGCATCCGGCTTCCAGTAGCTCCCATCCCATACGAGCCAGAGATTGCGCGCTGCAACATAGCGCAGGTCATCACATTGCGATGCAGCAAATTCCATCGCCACGTGATCCTCGGACATTTCCGCTGGCAGCGGCTCATCGTCCGGGTCAGGCTTGCGGGCTGCATTGCCATCGGTTCCGACGATCCCGCCCATGATTGACCTCAGCCGTGGCTTCCTCTTGCCGCCAGGACGCGATTTGGCGGCCTCTGGCTCATTTTCGTAGGCCGATAATGGTATTTGATGGTCAGGCGGCTGCGACGTTTCTAGCGCATCCTGCGCAATGCTGACATTTCTGTCAGATTCGTCAGGTTCGCCACCCTCCGGTGGTGGAGGAGGCACCGGCTCTGCGGCAACCGGCGGGGTCGCCGTAGCTGCTACCGGAGGGGGCGAATGTGGTGCGGCGGGGGCAGCAGAGTGGGATTCGAACCCACGACCCTCGTCAGCGGAAGTTATAGGCTTCCGGTCAGATGCTCTATCCAGCTGCGCTATCTGCTGTCCCGCCGCATAGTCTACGGCATGGGCTTTGACCCATGCCTTTATCTCTGTGTCCGTTGCGCCTTCTGGCCAAGGCTCTGGCAGGTAGCGCAGCTTGCCAGCATACCCCACCGCATAGGCCGCTATCTCCCCGTCGAGCGCGAATACCTTGCGCCCTTCCAAGCCCTCCCACTCGCCATTGGCAAGCCTTGCTTCGAGCGCCGGAAATATCCGCGCCATGAGCGAAAGCTGCTCCTGCGAGTGGCAGATGACTAGCTGCCGCGCCTCCCCGCTTGCCACAGTTAAATCTCCTCGTCTGCCGATCCGCGTGCGCTAAGGTATAAAAGGTTCACCGATTGCACGAACCTGCGCTCGCTGCCCCTTGGAAATGGGCAGGAGTGCATCATTTCGAACCGCTGCTGCTTCGTGGCAAGCGCATACCTGAGCCTTAGTTCAGCATCCTGCGCACGCTTGAGCCACGCATCGCCCCACGCTAACGCTTCCTCAATGGTGCGAATCTCCACTTCCTCACGCTGGCTATTGCCGTGGTTGACCGTATTACCGTTGCCAAGCTGCACGGTATTGCCGCTCATCGCGCCGATGTATGTCCGAACCGCAGGGCACCAGCGCAAGCAGACCACAGCCTTTTAGCCAGTTGCCACCTGGCACTAGGGAACGCAGCTTCCTGCCTCATCCGATTGGCGTCAAAACTTCCACCACTGCGCCCCACAACCGCCGCTGTAGAAATTATTTCTGCGACGGGTGGGGCCGCTAAAAAGGGCGCAGAGCAATCTCCACGCGATCCAGCTTGTCAGTGTAGTCCTGCGGGATAGCCCTTGCCGCGAGCATCATCGCCTCTTTATCGTTGTTAGACAAGACTCTGGTTACATCCACGATAAGCACAGACTTAGGCGCTTCTCCGCGTTCCTTCTGGTCTTTCGTCGGAAGCGGGTTGTAGATCACAGCGTATTCGTACAGTTTCATTTCGTTCTCCTTGGTTAACCCTCAATGATTGCTCGTGCATCGTCCACCGATACGGCAAAGCCTGCGCGATGCCCTTTCTTGGCTAGTAGCATCAGGTACGCCGCTTGCTCGCGCTCGCGGTCATCCTTTGGCTTTTTCCATAGCCGATTTTTTGCTTCAATCGCAAACAGCCTGCCGTCCAATAGCATCCCCATGATGTCAGGCAGTCGCATTTTCTCAGGTCGAACGATCCAATCATAGAAGTTGACTGGTGCCCACTTGCCTGATTTTGCTTCATAGCTCGCGCTGCCACTGTTCTGCCTCCATGCGATGAGGACATTCGGATGGCTACCCACAAACTCTGCAATCTCCGCCATTACTCCGTCAGGCCCAAGCTCCGCAATGTCAGGATTTTGCGCTGCCCTGTGCTTCACTGGCGCAATCACTGTCTGATTCTGAGGCTCTACCCCTGCAAGCGCAGCGTAGAACCTATCTGCTTTGTTGGCGTCAGCATACCGCTCGCGCAGGGTCTTGGGCCTACTTGGGCGGCGCATTGTCGGTTTCTTCTAGTGCCTTAATCTCAGCAGCCAAGTTCGCCAAGTCTTTGTGATGCGTCATGGCGAGCCATCTATTTTTTTCCTCATATCTCTTTTTTAAGTCGCCTAACCGACGCTCTCTGTCGTGCTTTGCGCAAAAATACATTCCATCGTAATCGGCAAATGATTTCGCAACAGGCATTTCCTCTCCGCACACATCGCAGCTAACTATAACAGCGCCCATTATGCGACCCTCCCGCGCTTTGGCTTTGGCCCACCGACCTTCGCAAACTTGTACGTGCCGCGCTCGATAGCAGCAAGGATGCGCTCACCTAGCGCGGTGATGAACAGCATCCGAGACTTGCCGCCGACTGGACGGCCTATCTTACGGCGCTTTGAACTTGCCATTTTTCATTTTCCATTGTTTCCAGTAATTTACTAGCCGCGCCTTTTCTTTGCGAGCCTCTACGCCCTTCATTGCGAAGGCTCGGCGCTGCGCCTTAGTGGACTTGGCCCAACGCTTGCGGCCAGCTTGTCGGAAGAACTCTTTTGCTGCTGCGGATAGCTTCATGTCGGCGTATTATGCACATATCCAGAATCATTGCAAGAACGGGCTTGTTGACAAGGGGCTTGAACCGTGCCTATACTCCGCCGTCAACTCAGCAAGGGGAATGAAATGAACGACGACAACGACAGCTTCCAGATCGTGCCCGGCGACCTCGCGGTGCTGCTGCTCGCCGCGCTGGTGATCGTGTGCGGCATCTTCAGAGATTTGCTGAGGCTCGTATGAGCGACAAGCCGATCAGCGTTGGCGACTTGGTGATGGTGGTTCGCCCAACTTCCTGTTGCGGCAATAGTAAAAATATCGGGGCAGTATTCATTGTTGATGATATTTTAATTAACGTTGGCGAATGTGCTTACTGCTCAATAAAAGAGGCGGTCGCGTGCGCCTTTGAGCCTAACTGGAAGTACGGAATGGGCGCATACTCCTTGAATCGCCTCAAGCGCATCGACCCTGACTGCCTGCGCGACGATGTTCGCGAAGCCGAGAAGCTGCCGACGAAGGAGCCAGCATGACCACGCGCTACTGCGTAGACTGCAAGCATTATTGCTCGCCTAGTTTGCTGCAATGGGCTTCGAGCATTGGCCCGTTCTGCTCGCATCCGGTAGCACTCAGTCCTGTGGATGGCAGCGCGAGCAGTGAATGCTTACACATGCGCCGCATGAGCGACTGCGGCCCCGATGCGAAACTGTGGGAGGCGAAATGAACGACTTTGGCGCTGGATTTCTATGCGTTTGTCTTTTAGCTCTTTGCTTTTTTGCTGGATACATTGTTGGCAGTTTTAGTGTATTCAATGATTGCAAAAACTACTCTGCTTCCGTTCAAGGAAACTACCGGATAGAGTGCAAATATGTGGGGCCGAAATGAAAGACGGCGGATCGGCGTTTCCTGCGCTTAACTTCATAGTGCCCTCTGACCTTGAGGAGCGCCATGTTCGGGCGCTTGGTAAGACGCAAGGAATGACCCTGCGCGACTACTTCGCGGCGGCTGCTATGCAAGCGCACATTGCAGGCGGCATTACGAACGGAATACTTGCTGCGGAATCCTCTTACCGATATGCAGACGCCATGCTTGCCGAGCGCGAGAAGGAGCGCACATGAGCACGCCACGCCAGCCGCGCCTGCGCCTGGTCGTAGCAGAGCGCCCGCTTGCGAAACTCTCCTATGCCGAGAAACTTGCGCACGCCAAGGCGTACCTGCAACGTCGCGGGAAGTACGTCCTAGACCGTGGCACGCCGAAGCCGAACTGGGGAATCCCGTTCGATCAACAGCCAAGAGAGTCGCGGCTCGCGCAAATCATCAAGGACGCAGACCGCAGGGGGACGAAATGACCGACCTTGAGCTAACGAGGCTGTGCGCGGCGGCGATGGGCCTGTCCTATGAGGAATTTGGCGCAGGAGATAAAGCGGAGTTGATGATTCCGAGGTGGCCGACTGCAACCGCGCACGTCATGCGATATGACCCACTCCACGACGACGCGCAGGTGATGGCGCTGGTGAAGAAATTGGGGTTGCAGATTAGCTATTATCGAACAGCGAACAAACCTGATTGGCGGGCTGTCTCCAATGATGGATTGCACAGCGTCCATCATAAAAACCTCAATCGCGCGATCTGCGTGTGCGCCGCAGAGACGCAGGCACGAAGGGGGGCGAAATGATCGTCAGCAACGAGCAGGGGCTTAACGAGCAGCGCAGGCAGCAGGAAGAATGCGCCTGCACGCCATCGACAGACCTGTTCTCCCTGTGCGCCGATTGCTATAACCGCGCATGGGCGGCAGGCAACGCTCTCATCGAGCGCGACCGCGCAAAGCCGTGGCCTGACTACGATACCAGCACAGACCTTGCGCCAGATGGCCGCAACATCGCATACTGGAACCGCAGCGTCATCGCGCCGCAGATGCGCCAGAACGCAGAGATTACCGAACGCACCAGACCGAAAAAAGGAGGCTAGACCATGACTACCGCAATCGTGCCGTTAGGGGAAATGGACCGCATGGCAGACGCCATCGCCAAGTCAGGCTTGTTCGGCATGAAAACCAAGGACCAGGCACTTGCGCTGATGATCGTCGCGCAGGCCGAGAATCGGCACCCCGGTTCCGTCGCTGCCGAGTACCATATCATTCAAGGCCGACCCGCGCTCAAGGCCGATGCGATGCTCGCCCGCTTTCAGCAGGCAGGTGGCGTCGTCGAGTGGGCTGACTACACCGACAAGAAGGTTTCCGGCCACTTCTCGCACTCGGTCAACTCGCCAAAGCCGGTCCTGATCGAATGGACAATCGATCAGGCGGCGAAGGCCGGGCTTACGAACAAGGACACATGGAAGAACTACCCGCGCCAGATGCTCCGCGCTCGGGTAATCTCCGAAGGCGTGCGTACCGTCTACCCTGCGGTAGCGGTAGGGGTCTACACGCCCGAAGAAGTGGCAGACTTCGAGCCTGCTGGCGCACAGCGCGGCAGACCGCGCAAGGAAAGAGACATGGGCGACGCGGAAATCGTCGCTGACGAACGGGCCTCCGGCAGCACTCCTCCCCCGCCTCCTGCGGATATTCCCCCCGCTAAGGCCGCTGCCGGAGCGCCCTCTGATGGCAAGTCTCGTGCCGACATCCTGCGCGAGCTTTGCGTGCCTGCTCGCATGACGGTATCGGCAATCCTGCTCAAAGCTGGCGTTGCGACCGCAGACGAACTGAGCGCCGAGGACTTCGATGACGCCTGCGCCATGCTGCGGCGCAAGGCTGCGAAGGTGGTCGCGTGAGTGGCAGCATAGTCAACATAGATGCCGTGCGTAAGCTTTTCCCTGAGACTTGGACGCACGTTCACAATCTTGACTGGCTGCGCATCGGCTTCGGGCTGAAACTGCATGGCGTAGAGTGGAGATCATTGCCAGAAGCGTTGACAAGATGCGAACTCGCAGGGATCGTTCAGCGCGACGGATACACGATCCGTAGGAAACCATGCTAGGCGGCATTTTGTGCTGGCTTCTGCGCAGGAATCGGTGGGGGCGCAAGACTTACCTTCCGTGCCACGGTGGAACGGTCAAACCGCACAAAATATGCGCCCGCTGCGGCAAGGTGCGCGAGGTCAGGCCGAGGAAAAGGAGCGCGACGTGACGCTGACGGTTTCTCTGCCAGGTGTTGGCGACTCCAAGGTCATCACGCTCGAATCGCGTGGTCGTCCGTACTTCAAGAGCGACGGATGCCGCCACCTTTCCATCATCGTGCGCCGCGAATTGACGACCGTTGAATGCCGCGATTGCGGCGAGAAAAACCTAAACCCGGTGGACTGGATTCACACGATGATCGAGGAATGGTATCGGGTCAAAGACCTCCATTTGCGGTACGAACAAGCACAAAAGAGATTCGACGCCAAGCAACGCTGCCGATGCGAACACTGCAACAAGATTACTAGAGTGCGACCAGCAACAGCCGCAGAAGTCCGCCAAATGGAGGCATCTAAGCCATGACCGCCCTACTGGACGAAATCCGCAGAGTTCGGGAACTTGCGGAGAAGGCGACGCCGTACAGCGGCGCGGAGCGCGAATTGCTCTACGAACGCGCCTGGCTCATGGACAAGTACGGAGCCGAGATTGAGGCGGCGGTGAGGGATGCGGAGCGGTATGGGTGGCTGCGTGACGCGCACGATTGCGACTGGAACAACCTTCTACGAGATGGCGGTGCTCAGATGGATCACAACATCGACGCAGCCATGAAGGCCCGGACATGAAGCCTCTCACGGAAGATGAATGGAACATGCTCGACTACTTCTGGCAGGAGAAGGGCGACTTGACGCGCTGGTGCGGATGGGAGAAGTTCGTTGCCGAAAATCCGACGCATCCGATTGTAGAGGCGTGGGCAAGGAGAGTTTCAGCGGAAGAAACAGTCACCCTGATCCTGCGCGGGAGCAGGCCATGAAGCTCACAAACAAGCAGAGGGTGCTGCGGAGGTGGCCGAAGTCCGCTTTTTGCGCCGGATGCTATGGAATTCATAAAGTGTGGAATCCGCTGCGATCTTCTAAGCTTATTGGCTACGGAACGACAGCGCATAGTGCCTGGGCCTCCGCCGCCCGCAACCTTACGAGGGCGATATTGTAGTTGCCGTACCAAATTAACTAACGCGATGGTGTGCTGCATAGCGCAGGACCGCCAGCATTGCCGCTATGCAGACATTTGGCGACTTCACCAGTCCGGGTATCAAGTCTCCATACCATCTCAGTGCTAGGCATGGCGGCAATCTGATACCTGCCGTTGTCGCATCCTGTTAGTAGAACAATCCCTAGCCCAGCAAGTATCAATTTCATTCGTTCTCCCTCTGGATGAGCCCCTGTTTTCTACAGAGGTTTCTGCGGATACTGTAAACTTGTACATGTCCCCGGAATGCCTACCCCAACCTGTAGGGAAAACAGAAAGAGGGCCTCTATTGGGACGAAGGGCGCCCCAGGTATTCCTAAGTCTTTGGAAGTTCTGGATAAGGGAACAACTGAAGGCAGTGTCGTCGTCACCCCACAGTTAGTGGCTTTATCTGCCATAAAAACAGGTGTACAAACTGTTTTCGATCAATAGCATGTAGCGATGAGTTCAGTACAAAAAAGAAGACCGCCTGGAAGGCGGTCCGTAGTCCAGCTTTACCGGTGGTAGCTCAGTTAGGAGGCCGTCAGAAGCCCTAGAGAGCACCGGATTCGTAATCCGGAGGTCGGGGGTTCAAATCCCTCCCGCCGGGCCGTACTTCAGGCCGGGCCTGTTAACGCAGGCTCGGCCTTCTTTTTTCCTCTGGGACCGAGGATTAGACCCCTCGCTCCAGAGACGATCAATACCCGCTACCTATAGCGTTATTCGGTAACGCAACCACTACATATGGAGCCTAGTCTAGGCTGTGGCTAATTGTATGTCAATTAGCTACACTCTGCCCCCCTATGGCTCGCCACACTCCCAAGAGCTACCGACTCCCCGGGCACCAGGTTCAGTTCATTCAGGAGCTGAAGGGCTTGGAGGTATTTGGGACCAAAGAAGCGGACATCGTGCGAAGCCTGATTCAATACGCCATGAACGAAATGAACAGGACGCACTACATCGAGACCCACTTTAAGGGTCTGGAGATGCTGAAGAAGGGTCGGTCTGCGTAGGTTCTAACGTGGCGGGTAGTGCTGGCCCACTGGCCGGTGGATACAACCAGCACTACCCTGTCCCACGACTTGCAAGTTCAACGGAACAAGTCTTTTTGCACCCCGAAGGCCCGTTCGATCTTGGCTTCGTAGTCTTCCTGCGTATCCGAGACTTGAGCAATTCCCAGCGTCTGACCAAGCTGCATTCGCAGTGCCTTTGTCCCGACCTCGGAAAGAAATTGATGGATCTTCTTCTTTCCACCCTCAATGCTCGCGGCCCTATTGGCTTGGGCGAGCTCGTAGACCTTTCCGCTGCTTCTGGCGAGCGGGTGGTAGATGTGGTCAACCGTCAGGTGCTTGGCCTTCCAGGGACGCCCCTTGGCAGGTTTCTGAAGGTTGTAGAGGCGATACCACTCGGCATAGAGCTGAGGCGGAAACTCTTTCTCGTATTCACGCGCTTCTTCTCGCACGTAATACTTGAACGCCTCAATCACTTCCTCGCGCGTCGGATCGTAACCAGCCAGCGCGTACACAAGTCCCTTGATGCCCGCCTTGGCCGACGCGGATTGAATGATGTGTGCCTGCTTCACCGCCGAGGGATTCACCGCTTTACCCGCCGCTTCTGCGGTGACAATCGCCTTACACACATCAATCAGGATCGTTACGTCGTATCCGTGAATGGGCGTCGGCGGCTGCGATTTCACGCCCAGCGCCGGGAGTTGAAAAATCAGCGGGTTATCCAACTTTTGGCGCAATTCCACGCCCACGTAGGGAGCAATTCGCTTGCCGCTTACGAACGTCGGGAGACGACTGCCGCCAGTGCCAAGCCCAAGTGCCTCACCCATCCCGCGCTGGCTAATCACCGCGGTTTTTTGCTGGTCGTTCAGCACGTAGCAATCCACATCAATGCCGAACTCGTCCTTGAAGTTCCCTTTGTGGATCGCCTTTGCTCCCCATCTGGCAAGGGCGGCTTTCTGGGCAATTTCCTTCTTCTGGACGTCGGAAAGGGCTGCGGCCCTCGCCTCTCCCCCTGCACTACCCGTCGGCTTTTCGTCACTCATGTGCAAGCATCCTTTCCTAAAATAATGCTTGCATCCTACCCCCGTCCGGCGCACAATGCAAGCATCGATTCTGAGCCACATGCTTGCAGGGAGCCTCAAATGTCCATCCTCTCCGCCCCGTACTTCCACTCCGAAGCCGCTGCCTACGAGTTCGTAGAAGCGCGGCTCTGGCCCCAAGGCCCGATCTGCCCAAAGTGCGGGGTGATCGGCAACAGTGTGAAGCTGGCCGGGAAGTCCACCCGCGTAGGCGTCCACAAGTGCCGCGACTGCCGCAAGCCGTTCCGTGTGACTGTCGGGACGATCTTCGAGGCCAGCCATATCAAGCTGAACGTCTGGCTCCAAGCCATCTTCCTCGTTGCCAGCAGCAAAAAGGGCATGAGTTCCAATCAGCTTCACCGGAGCCTTGGCATCAGCCTCAAGTCGGCGTGGTTCATGTCGCACCGGATTCGGGAAGCGATGCGGGAAGGTGGTCTGGTTCCGTTCGGCGTCGATGGTGGGGTAGTTGAGGCCGATGAGACTTATATTGGCCACGACCACACCATCAAGCCCAAGGGCGAGAAACGGGGCCGTGGCTACCACCACAAGAACAAGGTGCTATCTCTGGTTGACCGCGAGACCGGGAAGGCCAGGAGCTATGTTGTGGACGATCTGCGGGTCAAAACCCTCATTCCCATCCTGAAGGCGAACCTTGCCCGCGAAGCCAATTTGATGACCGACGACCACCCGATCTACAAGGGGATGCGCAAGTTCGTCGCCGGGCATGGCATCGTCAAGCACCAGATCGGCGAGTACGTCTCCAAGCGCAACCCCAACATGCACACCAACACCATTGAAGGCTTCTTCAGCATCTTCAAGCGGGGCATGAAGGGCGTCTACCAGCACTGCGCCCACAATCACCTGCACCGCTACCTTGCGGAGTTCGACTTCCGGTACAACAATCGCGTAGCGAATGGCATCAACGACGCGCAGCGTGCCGATCTGCTGCTTAAGGGCGTCGTCGGCAAGCGGTTAACCTATCAAACGACTGCTCAATGAGTACCCGCACCGGAAAAGGAAAAAAGCGAAAGCCAAAGGGCGGCCCGGACAACCCGGCGCAGTCCCGAAGGTTTATCGAGTCCGCGAGAAAGCTTGGGGTGGACGAAAGCGGAGAGGATTTCCAGAAGGCCATCGACAAGCTACTTCCGAAGCCGAAGCGTGGGAGCAGCTAGACCTATGGCAATCCGACTGAACGGCTGGCAGCGATTGTGGGTATTTCTATCAGTCCCATTCGTAATAGCTGGTCTGGTGGTGTTCTACGATGCAATCGTCAAATTGAGTTCGTCAGACCTTGGGGCCGCGTTCGGAATTGGCTTGGCATGGCCAGCGACCATGTATGCAATTGGCTGGGGTGTTGCTTGGGTTCGTCGCGGTTTCAAGAGCGATAAATGACTTGGTACGGCAACTACAATATCGCCATTTGTAAGTCTACGAGAGATATTCTTCGCGGCAAGATTAGGAGAGCAGCATGACAAATCATAGGGAAGAACAACGGGCCGGGGCTGAGGCACGCTTGCCGAACGCTACCGCTGATACTAGCGTAGGCGGAAAGGACGCCACCCTTCGCGGTGGAACGCAGACTGCGCAGTCTCCGGCCCACCAGAACACGGCGCCTCCGGGCGCGCAACAGGAAGCGGCGAGGTTGGTTCCTGACGGCTCACGGATTACGCATAGATGGGCGGGTGCCTACAGCGAGCGTTTGGAATATCTACTGGACGGTCGCCTCCTAACAATGGAAGAAGTCAAGGGGATGCTGCACTACGCCATCACCGCCAAAGAACGCATCCGCGCCGCGCTGGAGGGCAGGAAATGACCCGCCTCACCACTCGCCCTCCAGAGTCTCCGCGCAAGTCATGACAGCAGATAAGGTGCGCGTCAAGCTGAAGGCTGCGGCTGAACTCCTTGGCGGTCAGCGTGCGCTCGCTCGGAAAATTGGCGTCTCCGCTGCATTCCTGAATGACATTATTCTCGGCAAGCGCGAACCTTCAGGACGAGTGGTTACCTACTTGCACCTGACGAGAGAAGTGTCCTACGAGCCATGCACTTGTCACGGCAGGCGCGAGAGAGAATTGTGTCTGCGCAAAGATCGCTGCGCCGACGTTTGGGCGTTCGTGAAAGGAATGCAATGAGACACACCAGCCTCGTTCCGCCTGAGTCTCCGCGCAAAGCCGACCGCGAGCGCGAACGTCGCGAGTACCGCTGGCGGCGCGATGCGCCATTTTCCAGCCGCTGCGAGCGGTGCGCAAGGCTGCATCCGGGCGAACGGTGCGCGGATAGGGCGGGGCGATGACCGCCGCAGAACTATACCCGCTCGCGGAACTCGCCTGGGCGCGCTACGGGCTATCAGCCGAGGCACGCGCTCAAGCGTGGGAGTCGTGCCTCGTCTACACAGACGAGGGCGGCGAGTACGTCTGCGGGCAGGCTGCGCGGTGCTACGCCTCGATTGCCGCGAGCCTGCGGCCTATGGAGTAGCTGGCTTCGCAGGAGCGGTAGCGCCGTTCTGGAAGGTGGCCTTGCACTCGCCATCTACCAGCACCGATCCGTTGGCTACGACTCCCTTGTCCACGCTCATCGTCACGGCCCTTTGCTTGCCCCAAGGCGTGCCGATCTCAACGCAGGTCACGATGGCATCCCTGACCTTGGACGCTTCCTTGATCTGCTCGGCGGTCATCTTGGCGAGGTCTGGACCGAATGGTCCGCCAGCGCAGGCTGAGAACAGGGGGATTACGGCAATTGCGGCAATGCGTTTCATGTGATTCCTTTCATGGTGGTGGTGGCTTAGAAAACTCCGAATGCTACGATTACAAGCAGCGCGAGGGCTAGAACGATGGCCCACGCATAGCTGTCTGTATGCGGTCTGCGCGGCGGGAGCGTATCTTCCTCGTTCATGCGAGCGTGCCTCCGTTGCTCAAATATACGCCCTTTACCGCCGCGTAGTCCTCCGTCCTTTGGCCCGCCGTGCTTCCAGGCAGGCTTGCCCAGATCGGAGCGCATTTGGCTACCGCATCGCTTAGTCTCCCGCATTTCACGTCCTCCAAGGCTCGCTTCTCGGCTATCAGTGCGACCGCCGCTTCGTCCTGAGAGTCGGGCGAGAAGTTTGGAAAGGAATACTGCTTACAAAGCCCCTGCCACGTAGGCCAGATGATCTGGTAAGCCCCTGCCGCCGTGGAATAGACGTTGTAGCGCGGGATATGGACTTTCACGCGAGGATGCACGCTGTCGTCGGTGAATGACCCGCCGCCGACGATGCGGTAGTAGCCCGCTTCGTCACTGGTTCCCTCGCCTAGCCTGATAGCCTTGAGGAAGGCGCGCACGTTAGGATGCTCAATCGCGGCTTTTAGGTCAGCACGATTCACGCTATACTGACCTTGCCCAATATCGGGCTTGTCTCAAAAGGAGACTTAGATGGAAACCATCCAAAGCACTTCCGCTGAACGGACCTCCGACGCAGTATCTGGAAACGTGATGCGGCATAAGTATCGAGTTCTGACGGACGCTGAGAAGGTGCATATGCAGACCGTAAAAGACAAAGGTCTGGATTTCTTTGCCTACGTTGATTCTGTCGGTTCAAGCCGCGAGCTTTCATTGGCAAAGACAAAGATAGAAGAAGCGGTAATGTGGGCAGTTAAGCACATCACCGGATAACTGGTCGGACGAGATGCAATCGTTAACTGCATTGGCGGCTGGAGAAAATTAGAGCCAGCGTTTGCCGGTAACGAACAACCGGCATAGTTGTTCACTTTAACGCCTCCCTCACGCACGTTCTCGGATGGCTCCTAGCCCATGCCGCGCTGACGAATCGTCCAGTGATGGCGCTGCGGTAGCGGTAGCGTTTCATGTCGGCTTCTCCAGCTTGGTAGTGCGCTCGGCATCCGTCCACGCCTTGCGCTCGGACTTGTTCACCAGCGCGTCAATCGCAAAGCCGGTGGTAAAGCCCATGTTCAGCACCACGCCCCATCCTGCTCCGTCCAGCACAGGGGATAGCACCGTTGCCACGCAATAGCCGAAGTAGGTCGCAAGGGCGAGCAGCGTGCGCTTCGGATACTGTTTTGTCACGTACTCGATGAGCGAGCCCGTAATCTCATCGCGCAGCCACTTGTAGAGATAGTTCGCCGCAGCGCCGCACAGTCCAGCGCCAAGCAGCACGAGGAACTGCACCAGTTCCCGCGAGTGCAGGATCGCCCGCACGTACTCCCCGAATGAGCCACGGTCGTTGATCGCCGTCTGCACGAGTTCCACGCCACCGGCTAGGGCTGATGCGATCATAACCGCGCCTTGATCGACTCCGCGCAGGCGATGATGCGCGCCAAAGCTATCGCCCCTATCGCGCCAGTTCCGAAGATGTGCGGACGCACCAAATCGCCCACGTTCGCCATATACCAGAATCGCGCCCCAAGCATCCAGAACCCGAACGCTGCCAGCCATGCGGCGATGCGAAATGGCCTTGATCCTCTATTGACTCGGATAAGCTCAAGAGCGCCAGCAATGAAAAGAACCGATCCGCACAGGTAAGCGATTTCGACGGAGATCATTTCCTGAACCCCTGCGCGATGGCCTTGAATTCCGAGAGCGCACCATTCCACGCCATGACAGCAAGCGCGACCACGGCAGCGATAATCAGCCCGGTAAGAGACTTCTCGATCACCGCATCGCGCAGCTTCTTACGCGCAATCTCGCGCTCTAGGAGCAGAGTGAGCAGAGGCTTGTAGGTTTCGTTGAATGCCACCAGCGCGTCCAGTTTCAGGTCAACGTCAGACTTCCAGCGTGCCTCTATTCGTCGTATTTCGTCTGGAGTGATGTCCTTCATTCTGGAACCATCTTGTCTTTAGACCATTGATATCCAGAGGACACAGACCTAGACGCGGCAGAAGCAGCCCATCCACCAGTAGCTTGCAGGAGTACGCGCTTGAGCATCCCAAGTTGCTCTGCCTCTGGAATCTTCATTTCGCGTATCTTGTTAAGTTTGTCGGCTATGAAGTCAAGCTCAGCCCTATTGGTGATGCTAAGGTTTTCCATCGCTGGCCTGATACTGCGCTCGAATAGGTCAATGGTTCCTTTGGACGTGGCTTGATCCGCAAGCACCTGCCTGACCGCGCTTACCGTCTGCTGCTTTGCTTGAGGCGATGCTGCTATGGCAGGAGCAGACTTGGCCCAAAGCTCTGCATTTCCTGACTTGATAAGGTCTACGGCTCGTTGTGCAGGGAAGTGTTTTCCAACAAGCATTTCCGCGCTGTCTGCCGCCTGTTTTGCAAACTCTGCAGCGTTGCGCATGGAAACTTCAGCCGCCTCTAGCTTACCAGCGTAGGAGTTGACCATCCTCTGCACGGTAGGAAGTTCTCGCATCATTTCCGAGTTCTTGCTCATCCATGCGCGAACCTGTGGGCCGCTGGCATCCTTCAGTTCGCGGTTGACGAACTCCATAGCGGAACGGTTAATCTGAGTCTCGTTTCCGACCAGTTCTCGCAGCGCCTTGATGCCAGCAGAGGTCTTGAAATACTTGCTAGGCAGCGTGGATGCGTCTGTTGCGAACTCGTCAGGATTGAACTTGTCCAGAGCAGTAGCCTGCCTGCCCGTCTTGGACATGAACGGCTGCAAGCCTTCGGTACGCATGGCATAGTCGTGGAGCAGTTTTTCTTGTGGCGCTCCGGCAAACTTCTTTTGAATTTCGCTGACCTTGCCGTACAAGTCTTTTGCCATAGCTTCGCCAATGGCTTCATACCCTTCCGCTGGCTTACCACGGAAGGCTTCGCCTAGCTTACGGCGAACGTCATCGAGAGCCTGAAACGTCATCGGCCCTCGTTGGCTTGGCTGTTGAACCAAGTCAAGGTTCAGCCCGCTCTGAACAAGCCTCTTTCCCCCAGGTATGTTGGAATACGATTCTATGTCGGAAAGTATCTTCTTGATCCCTGTCTGCACAGACTCTGATCTCTTGCCGGGAGCCAGTTCAGCCTTGAGGCTATCAACCAGAGCGTTGTATTCCGGCGTGTTATTCACGAACTGTCCAGCAGCCTCGCGCTTGCTTACCAAATCCTTTACCGCATTCTCGTTGGCGGCGTATTCGGCTTGGCGTGCATTGATAGCAGCCTCATTGCGCTTGGTGATGACTCCGCGCAGTTCGCCGCCGATGTCGGATAACTCACGGTCAGCCATCGGCGTAGGGCTTCCAACAGCAACGCGCTGAGACTCTGCTCTGGCTGTGTTGGCCGCTGCGCTACGTCCCATCCTGTTAGCCTCATCGCCCATGCCAGCGCCAATCGCTTCAAGGTCGGCATTGGACTTAGGCCCACCGCGCAACTGTCCAAGCTGTTCATCCAGATAAGCCTGCTGCTGCGCTGATAGCTTGACCTCCTTGCCAGTGGCCTCGCGCAAGTAGTTCATCAACGCTGGCATACCCATCTTGTTCCGAATCGCGTATGAAGCAACGTGACCCATTTCTGGCCCCACGCCACCGCCGACGAACCTCGCTAGTTCAGCGCCCCACTGAGGGCCACCAGCAAGCTCCACGGCTTGCCCTGCTGTCTCCCCTACCGCGCCGCTGATAGCCCCTGCGCTAGCAGCAGTGCCGCGCTGCGTTTGCAGCAATCGTCCCGCGTTCTCAAGGTACGGGGCTAGGCGGTTGGTCTGCGGAAACATTGCCGCACTGCGACCAAGTTTCTCAAGAATGTCGCCGCTTAAATAACCAAGAGCGCCACCTATGCCAGCAGCACCGCCAATCTCCCCTAACTGCGTGCCGAAGCTATTGCGCTGGCGACCAGCCAGTTCACCTTGGCGCTGGACATTAGGATTGCCCACAGCAGCACCGCCGCCAGTCGATCCGAACTGACGCTTTGCGTAGTCAAGAGCCTGTTCCTGCGTAGCGCCTTCAGGGGCTGTGACGACGAACTCTTTACCACTAGGATCGGTGACGACGTATTCAGTCATTAGCGCGGTCTAATTGACCAACCTCCTGAAGCTCCGCCCCCAAGCATTTCTTGGCGCATATCCTCGCGCACAGTTCTTGGAGCGCGTTTGGCAATCTCAAGTTCTCTTCCTAGAATCTTAAGAACAGCGTCAACTTGAGCAGGAGAATCTATGCTCCTGACAAGTTCCCTGGCGTGTTCCTTGTCTGAAATGGTCGGAACGCCAGTCGGGTTGATGGCTCTGGCATAGACGTTTACGAATGAGTTGATGGCCGCGCCAAACTCCCTTACTTCTGGTGAGCCAGTATTCGTATCGTATGCTTTAAGCGCCCAGTTCCAAGGGACGAAATTGGTGCGCTTGAAATTGTCTGAAGTCTCTTTAACAATGTCCATCATTTCCTTTGCTTCAGACGCTGCCATTGCGATCTGAGCGCCCCTGGTTCCAACAGAACGCTGTCCAGCTTTCAAGCCTTGGAATTCGGCAACCTTGTTGGCAACCATATCCCCGTCCATCTTCCTTTCGTTCGCCAAGTCCCAAACAGCGTTAGTAATGGCAACCTTATTCGCAGCACTACGGGCGAATCCTTGTGCTGCCGTGTTATCGCCCGCCAATACCTGTTCCGCAACACCGCGCAAGGCTTGTGGGGAAAGAACAGCCGCCCCTGCGTTGGAAGTGCGCGTTTGCTGCAATACCCATGCGTCCTGATATTTCTTAGGCATACGCGCAACTTCAGGTGGCATTTGCGGCACAGCCACCTGAGCAGGACTGGCAGCAGGAGACTGGTAGCTAGGCATCCCGCCACGGTCGAATTCGCCCATTGGCGCAGCGTCCATAGCCGTGCCCATGACTGGCCCCCTAGAGCGAGCGCCCAAGTCCCTGGCGTCTAGGTTATTGGGCGCGGCAGGCGTGTATTGGGTCGAAAGGTCGCTCAGGACGCCTCCAGACGGCCCTGCGGGCGCAGGTTGGGGCTGCGAAAGCACGCCGGAGCCTCCCTGAAGGCTCCTAGCCATTGCTAGAGCAGAGGCGTTATCCGGCGAGGATGTTTGTATCCCGCCGACATTAATACCTACTGGACCATTGGCAGGGAACATTCCCGCAGGCTCTGGCGCTGCTTGCTGCGGTGCAGTAGCTCCGCTAGGGGTTAATCCTGTATCGTAGAGAAGCCTAGCGCCAGTGATCTTCTGCGCCTCGCGTTGCAGGGCTTCCATTTGCCCATTGTGGCGGGCAATCTCACGCGCCCTGTCCTCCTGATTTGTCAGGCCACGAAGTTTAGCCTCATGGCTTAGGACGAACTGCTGTGCAAGCTGCCCTAGCCTCGCCTTCGCCTGCTCCTGAGTAGCCTGAATAGCCAACCTCTTGTCCTGCGAGCCTGTAATTACCTTGAGCAGATCGTCTGCCCCTGCATACGGCATCGCAGCCCTGAGAACCTGCTCATGGGTCGCATCCTGCCCTAACTGCCCAAGAGCATTGCGAAGGCCAGCGTCCCTCTGCAAAACCTGCTGCCGCTGCGCAAGCTGGCTCAGCACGCCAAGCTGCTGCAACTGTCCCATCTGCTGCTGCTGGTTGAACTGGTTCTGCGCGTTGTAGCCGCCGAGTCCTGGGATTGACGCAAGCACGCCTTCCAAGCTTCCGTAGTTAGCCATTATGGGAGTCCCGGCGCACCAAGCGCCTTCATCAAGTCAGATAGCGATGGTGTTGGATTGGTCAGGTTCGCAAGCCCTGAGCCGAGCGCGTTGTAGATGTTGTTGTTCGAGCCGATAGCCGCAGTCTGCAATCCAGGCGCGGCTGCGTTGAACTGAGACAGCCCGCCGAAATTAGCCAACTGGTTCTCTCGGTTCGCAAGCTGGCTGTAGAGTCCGTTCGTCGCATATGACTGCAGTTCTTGGAGCGCACGCCCGCTGCCAGCAGGATTTCCCTGCACGCTCAAGGAACGTGCAAGCGCGTCCGTGCCCATCTGCACCGGAACCTGCGCACGGTCGGAACTGAGGAAGCTCGAAGGATTCTTAGTCAGGTTGAGCAGTTCCGCCCTGTACGGTGCGCCAAAGCCAGCGTACTGCTGCGCGAGCTTCTCAAGCGAGTTCGCCTGCTGGTTCGCGCCGTACACCCCTAGCGCGGTCGAGCCGAGCGTGCCGAGCGTCCTGAGCAGCGTTGCAGGACTCGTCCCAAGCTGGCTTGCGAGTGAGGAAAGCAGGCTTCCGCCTCCTGCGCTGATACCAGCACCGCCAACAAGCTCTGCAAACGCAGGATTGGTCGTCCAAGCGCCTGCGGCTTGCCCTACGTCTGCCGCAGTGAGGCCAAGAGGCGTCCACCAGTCGCCAGCAGAGGCTAACTGTCCAGCGAGCGGCGGGAGGCTTCCGGCAGCAGCACCAGCGCCACCGCCTAACAGTTCTCCAAGGAAGCCCGCCTCATCTACGCCACCAGCAAGCGCATTAACGCCCCACGGAACGTCAGCCAGAGCACCAAGGCCACCTGCACCAGTGCCAGTAAGACCTTGCAATCCGCTCGATAGCGCGTTGCCGAAGAATTCAGGAAGCCCTGAAAACGCTCCACCCAATCCAGCCAAGCCGAATCCAGACAAGGACAATCCAGCACCTACAGCACTGTCAATCTTGTCGAAGAAATCAGGCTTAAGACGCTTGTTCTCGTAATACTGCACATACGGATTACCGTCCGGCCCATTCACGATGGACGGAAACTCGTTCATCCTCGCAGTCACCCAATCCGGCTTTTTGTCACCGAACCAATTGTTGAACATGTTGTTGCGCTGCGTATCCTGCGCGGTGAAGTAGTTCTGGTATTGCTCCGGCGTGACGCCAGCGAACATCGCGCCGTAGTCTTTCGGCCCGATCATCAGGTTGTTCTTCTGGTACTCGGCAACGCTAGGGAAATACTTGGCGAGTTCGTCGCCCTCCATGCGCCCGAACCACTGCTGCGGTGCCTCGTAGAACGGCCCGATGGAATACTTGGAAATGTTGTCAGCCATTGTTAAACCTCATACCAGCCTGCGAGATTGAATACGTTTGCCGAAGCCACCTGCGCAGGCAGGTAGCAGCGCGATGTTGCTACGTCAATGTGGCACACGCCTACGGCCACGTTAGTCGTATCGTTCGTCATCGTTGCGTTCCCTGAGAGCGAGCCTGCATTAGCCGTGGAAGGAAGCGTAAGGTAGTCCGTGCCTGCGACCGATGCGATGCTCGTGCCAGCCGAGAACTTGACCTGGAAGAAGCACTGCCTGCCGACGATGCGCAGCCTGCCGAAGTAGGCAGGCGTGCCGACGATGGTGAGCGCACCGAAGGTAGGATCGAACGCGACCCACTTATCCATGCCCTGGAGGTCTCGCCACGCAAAACTCCTGCGGTCGATAATGAGGTTGTCAAGGTCATTCGCCATGCCTCACGAAGTCCCCTTCTGCACTTCAATCTCAAGGGCTTCTGCTCGGAAAGCCGATGCTGCCGTATGAGATAGCCTGTAGGCGCGGCCTCCGCGATGGCTACCGCACCTTGTTATCGTCATCCCCTCGAAACTGGTCAGGTCGAATGTGCCGAGCGTGTACCAAGACTGGTAATCGTCGTCCGACGCTTCCAGTGTCGCCGTACCAGTTGTCTGAATGTCGGCAACCAGCCTGATTTGCGGGATGAACTTCCGGTCGCTCGTGCCGTGGTCAATGCGAGAAGTCCTGATCTGGCAGGTGTAGCTAGTACCGTTGTCGGTGTAGACGTTGCCATCGGCAGATGGGTCAATGCGGTAGACGTTGCCGCTCGTATCGAAGCGACTGGTCATGTAGATTTTGTTGTTGCTGCCTGCGCCTTGGCCGATGACGAACGTGGCGAGTTCGCAATCCCACTCGCTCCATACCTTCAAGGTATCGTTGTAGACAAGCTGCCTGATGAACGATGCGACAGAGGCAGGGTCGCCTTCGAGCAGCAACTTGTCTCCGCTCTCAAGAAGCAGGTAATCCCCGCTCTCCAGCAGCAGTTTGTCTCCAGCGCCTTCCGTTGCGCTTGAGAATGTCGCCATGAAGTACGGATAGCCGCCTACGTGGAAGGCTGACGTGTAGGTAGTCCCGCCAGAGGAAACGGCGGTGCCCATGATCTTGTCCACGGTCGGCGTGCTGATGTTCACCGGAGCGTAGTCCCTCATCTTCATCGCGTGTACGTCGCCAGCGTTGCTAGAGGAAATGAAGTAAATATCGTCCTCAAGCTCGCTAACCGAGGACTGCCCCTGCACGCCGATCTTGTGAAATGTCTGCGGCAGGCGCTCAAGCACCGAGCCAGTGGCGTAGCCTGCGTTCTGAAAGCCTTGGGTAGAGCCAGTGCCAAAGGCAAGAACCACGTTCTTAGACCTTGACATCGCAGCGATAAGGTCAGGAGACATATCCGCAGCCTTGAATGCGGTAGCCGAGTACGAAGTGACGCTATTCAGGTCGCTATTCCAGATATTCCCGCCAGAGCCGTAGAACAGGTATCCGTCCATTTCCACGAACCCTGTTACGTAGGTTCCTGTGGTCACGAAGTCAGCATCAATGATCTTCGCAATCGGTTCCTTGGTCGTGGCAAGGTCGTTGAACGCGCCGCCAGTGGTAGCTGTGTCCAGAACGGCTGAGAAAGCGCCAGAATTGATGCTCACGATGCGCGAGCCTGCGACGATGTTGGTAGCGGCAGTCAACTTCTGGCCGACATACAAGCCAGATACGCTATTCACCCCTGATACCTTGATGTCGGTGATGGTGGTCGAATTGTTCCCGTCGCAGGTGTATGCGGTGATGTCCTTCGCACCGTTCGGGTAGTACCAGCCTGTGCCATCGGATGACTTGATAAGCACCATGCTTACGCCGCTGATGATCGTTTCCCCGAAAGAAACTGCGCGGCCAGTGATAACCCCTACAGACGTAGTGCCGAAGTAGATGGTGGAATTAGTGTTGCCGAACGCGCTGATCGTAGCGTTGAACGATTGCGGCCTGGATAGCCCTGTGGATGCGCTTCCGCTCGCAGGTTGTGAGTCAAGCACCACGCCGGGGCGCTTCTCTACATATGCCGTAGCCTTGCCAGTGATCGGATTGTTGACCACGGAGAACGCGCAGTTGAGGAACCGCTGATCCTCTGGCACATCTAGCGCAGCCGTGCCATCAACGCCGCGCTGGTTGAAACTGCCGACCAATGGGATGCGAACGGTGGGCATTAGAATGTGGCGAAGCAGGCCGCTTCGCTTCCTGATCCTGATGCGTAGTCGCCGGACGGGGAAATAGACGTGCCTCCAGTGGACGCGCTCGCTCCTGACGCGGTATTGGCAGATGGCTGTACATCGTAATCCTCGTTTACTCCACCGCTCCAGGTAACAGTAGTCCCTACAGTTGAGCAGCAGAGTCCAATGCAAAAGCCACCAGCCACGGAGGTAAGTGTCGCCGTGGCAGGGTCGGAAGCACTGGAATCGGTATCTACGGCGGTATTGGATGTCAGTCCTACTGAACGGTAGACGCCGATATTCGCGCTACCCTTTACAACAGAAAAACTCAAGACAATATCTGCTGTAGTTCCAGTAGGAACTGCTGCTGTGATTATTGCCGCAGTCACATCACCAGAAGATCGCTGCACGTTGATGGTAGCCGCGATTCCTCCTACTGTGGCGGAAGATAGAGTGCTAGGCGATATTCCTTCCCCCATGACAAGGACATGGATACGGCGGTCACTGGCGGCAGTCCCGATGCTTTCTCCTGAGAATGTGTATACGTCAGTGTTTGTCGTGTCAGTAGTCTCGCCAATGTATGTCAATGCTTTACCACTGGTTCCAAACGTAAACGGATTGATGATGAACGTACTACTCACGTGCGGTTCCCTATGATCGTCACCTTTAGTCCCTTGGCAGTCCCGTCGCCAATCTGGTCAATGTCAATGGTCATCAGAGCATCGTCGGCAAGGGACGTGTCGCTGACCACTGGCGGAGTCACCGCAGTGGTGCTGGTAGTCTCCCCGTTGTCAATGGTGATCTTCGTAGAAATGATCGTTGTTCCTGCCTCGTTGATGTCCACGGTGAATATGTTGCCGCTCGATTGCGCGGTAGTCAGCGAAGCCCTGACCGATGACACCGTAAACGCATACGGCATACGGAAAGTCACCTTTGCCGTGCCAGCAGTCAGCGCCGTAGTCTCATCCGAGCAGGCAATGACGAACGACTCCCCCGCTGTATTCATGGCAACGCGCAGGGAGTTTGGAAGCACCTTCTTCGACGTTGTTACCGATACATCGTCGATGTAGAGAAGGTCTGTTCCGACGACAATATCGGCTGCTGCCAGTTCCGTCAGTGCTGAGAGTTTTGAGTCGGCCACTGTCTATCCTTCATCCGGTGAATATGTTCTGCCCCGCGTCCCTGCGAACGCCATTGATGAATGGCAGAGTCATCGTCAGGTCTGGAATGTTCAGGCTCCTGATCGCTGCCTTGGCATCCCTCGCAACCTTGACCAGAAGAGGCGAAGGCTCCTTCGAGCCAAGGCAGGCATAGAGCGCGAAATTAGTCTCTATGGCATGCTGATAGCCAGGAGGCAACGCAAGAGTTGTGGAAATCGAGGCGAACGTCTGCAACTGCTTCCAGCTATTGATATACAGCGTCAAGGAGGCAGACGGAACCGGGTAGAGGAAGATGGTCGCAAGCTCGGATTCAAACGCAGAATCGTAGAAAAGGTATCGCGGATAGGTGTTGCCATTCGACTTGAGAACGATGCTGCCGTAGGCTTCCGCGCTGATGAGTTGCAACTGAGTGTCTATGCTGCTCGAATCACGGACGAAGCACGGATCGACGATCTTTGTAGGTCTTGCAGTAGAGAACGTCGCCCCGCTGCCGATCGTGTAGCTCGCCGTGCCAGCGACAAGCGAGAACGATTCCTGCAAAATCTGGTAGCACATCAGCCTGTCAAGCGACCACGATTCCATGAACGCATTCAACTGCGCGAGCCAGTACGTCTGCTCGGCGCTGGTGAGCGTGTAGCCGATATGCTTCTCCCCTGTGAGGATCAGGGAGTTGAGGATCATGCTTCCAGGTGTAGCCATTTCTACCCCGCGTTTACCGCAGCATCGTAGCGTTCAATGATTCCTGCGAACCTTTTCAGAAGCTCCTTTTTATGCTCCGTGTTCTGCTCAAGAGGCAGCTTCATAATCATTTCCGCACGAGCCTTGGCCTGCTTGTATTCAGGCGTAGGCAGCGTGGCGACTTCTCCCTGATTGGCTTCGATCTTCTCAGCGTTGTCGATGAAGTCCTTGCGAACCCTGCCGATGATCTCACCGAGAATTTCAGAGGTTGTCGGCACAGGCCAGCCCAAGGCTGCGGCAATCTTCTTCGCCTCCGCTACCCGCATCGGGCGCGTGTGGTGATAGAAGTCATGCCAGAAACGAAGGTCGCGCATCCGATGCGTAGCCCTCGGGAAATCAGCCAGTTTCGCGTCGATGTATACCCAGGGATTCTCCGTTGCGAGAATCCAGACTTCCAGCAGCCACAGGTCATCGAACCAGAACGGGAAGTAGTCTGTATAGATGCGTCCAGCAGCAGCCCTCCACGCCTCTGACACCACGGCCACGGTCACAGGGTCTTTGTAGGCCGGAGTCCACCACCAGACGCCTTGCGGGTTCTTCTCGTAGGCCTCCGCTATCGCCTTGTCCCACCCCTTTGTAAGACAGATCGTGTCGTCGCAAAAGGACGTGTAGACATCGGCTGGTATATCCAGCGCAAGCTGGTTAATCAGGGAGCCAAGGGAGGCTTGGCGCTCGGCCACGCGGTAGCCGAGTTTGAGGCGAATCGACATCGTTTTTGCGATGCCGATGGTCGCCGGGTCGTCTACATCACATCCAATGCAATACTGGACATCATGCTCGCCGCTTGCATTGTTATGAAGGCTATAGAGAGCCCCCGCAAGCTGCTCTGGCCTTCCGCGAGACGCCAGCAGTACGGTTATTTTCATCGGTCATGTCGCAATCAGTCCAAGCGCAACAAGGGCCGCTCTCAGTTCGTTTACCAGAACCACAATCGAGGTCGCCTGAGCGGAGGTAAAGCCAAAGCAAGACGATGAAATCGACGAGTTGATGGCCGCTGTGGTCACAACCGCAGGCATGGCCGAGGATTGCCGCTGCGTTACAACTGCGGAGGTATAGAACCCAATGGAATCCGCAGAACCATTTCCGATGATGCAGTTGCCGGTAGCCGTAAGATTGGTGAACGTACCCGCAGCAGCAGTCGTGCCCCCAATCACGGCGTTATTGATGGTAGCGCCTGTGATGGTGCCACCCGTGATGGTCGGCTGGTCGGTCGCTACACCTGTGTATTTCATGCCTTCTGCCATTTCAGTCTCCTAAAAAGGGCCGGGGCCGTTTCCAGCCCCGGCTAAAGCTCAGGTGGCGATGATGCCGATAGCAACCAGCGCGGCCCGCAGTTCGTTAGCCAGGGCCACCAGCGCAGTCGCCTGCGCCGAAGTGAACCCGAAGCACGAAGAACTGATGGACGAGTTGATCGCAGCCGTGGTGACGACCGCCGCAACAGCCGAGGACTGGCGCTGCGCGATGGGCGCAATGCCGTAGAACCCGACCTTTTCGGCTGAGGTAACGCCGATCAGCGCGCCATCCGGGGAGTTGTAGGTTACTGCTTCGTAGGTAGCCATGTCTGCTTCTCCTTATGCGTTGGCCGCGCCAATCATGCGGCACGCCCACTGCGAGCGAATCGCCTGATAGCCGTACAAAATGTCGATACGAGTGATCTGCTCATCGTTGCGAATGTCCGAGTCCGTCCAGACACGCATCGACAAGCCCTCAGCGGTCTTGCGAACGCAGCGGTCAGCACCGGCCATCAGAGGCAGTTCGCCGGTAACGAAAGCGAACGCATCGCGGTGGTACATGAGCGGTTGCACGTAGGACGTTGAAGCCGAGCCAACGATGGTGCAGGTCTTGGTCGTGTAGCTAGACGGCGTGATGTCGGCACCTGTCGAAGTTCCGACATTCTTTCTCGCCCCGGTGATGTAGATAGTCGGGGAGATCAGGATGTTGGTAGCCGTCGAGCCTGCCAGCACCGTGAACTGCTTAAGGTGCGGGTAAGCCGCCTTCGTTTCCTGGTTCACGTCGTACAGATCGGCAATCGTGAACACCGTTCCAGCAGCCCACGCGGTCGTGGTCGTGGCAACCGTGATCGCGGTATCTGCGTCTGTGATGGTGTAGGTGTCCAGCGCGACCGCAGCGGTTCCAGCCGAGTTCGCCATCGTCCATACGCGCTCGTTCTCGTAGTAATCCGCCATCGCTGTGCGACCGATCAGACCCTCGCGGTACTGCTCCTTGATCTGCTGAGAGTCCTGAAAGAGTCCGGCAAGGCCAGTCACCATCGAGGACATCGTTACGCTGTCCATCTGGATATAGCGGTTGTCCTTCGGCGCTTGCGCTTGGTTCAGCTTCGCACGAGCAAGGCCAGGAACCGAGAGGTTCG